GGGGCCACGGCTGGGGTCTTGGTTGCGGTCTTCTTGGTTGCTTTTGTCATCGGTCTGTCCTCTCTGGTCTCTGGCCCGCGTCGGGGGGCTTCCCGGTGGGGGGCTGCTGCCCCAATCCACAACCCATTATATCACGGGAATGGGGGTCGGCGCAACTACCGTTCGTCGGGTCGGGGATACCGTTCGTCGGGTGCCCGAGGGACGCGTGGAACACCCGTGGAACAGACCTCTCGGCAAGAAGCGTGCCAACTGGACACAGCCCGAGGGCGAACACCAGAGGCAGATACCGACCGACAAACACCGGGCAAACGGGAGCCAGCTGGGTCGGGACCCGTGGAACACAACACCGTGGAACACCGCCCGGAGGCGGACGCCGTGGAACACCGTGTCGTGGAACACCCGCCGAGAGGGCAAAACCGGAACAAATAGGACACAAACCGAAGGTTGCACGACGAGGGCCAAACCCGGAAGAACGAACCGAAACTGATAGGTGCGGGGGGAGGGGGGCCGTGAAACACAACCGTGGAACACCGACCAAGAGACCACAACCGGGGGGTGAGGGCACACAACCAACAAACACGGGGCAATAGGCACAACCAAGGGGAGAGGGGCCAAAACCGAAAGGCACGACGAACCGAAACCAAGAAGAACGCCCCCGAATTGCAAGGTGGTACTCTTTCGCGGTTCGATCAATTATTAACATGCTACAATATAAATTTGGCCTTAATATGGGATACCCATTGCAATAGTAATATTATATTGTCAAAAGAGTATATACCCTATTTTCCGGGAAATATACTTTGGTTAAAGAGTATATACCCCCTATACCAAAATTACTTGACAATTTTTGTGGGTTTATGCTATTTTTTAAAAAATCCATGTTTTTCGGTATCAATACCATATGCCTTCATCACAAGCAATGACGATTACTGACGACGATGATATCGAGGTTATGAAAGAGTCATTTCTGTCCCATTTAGAGACCACGGGCATTGTAAAGATGGCCCTCGCAAATTCCGGTTTACCTCTAAAAATAGCATATCGTCAAAAGAAAACGGATAAAGATTTTAGGCAGGCTTGGGATATTGCCGTAGATTCGTCCATGGACCTTTTAGAGGGCGAGGCATATCGTAGAGCTTTTGAAGGTGTCAGTGAGCCAGTATTCAGAAAGCATGGTCAAGTTGGCACGGTTACCAAGTATAGTGACCAGCTCCTAATGTTCCTACTAAAGGGTCACTACCCTGAGAAGTATCGCGAGAAATTTGACATCAAAAAGACTATTGATGTAACTATCAAAGCCGCAGAATTACCTGATGATATGCTTGCTAAAATTGCAGCTGGGGATGATATGCTCGCTAAAATTATGGCCGGGGACGTTATAGAGGGCGAGATTGTTAATGGAGAGGATTAATCCTCTCCATTGCTACGAACTTTGAAATTATGACCAATAGTTCTGCAATAATGAAGAATATCAGTCGTCAAGAAGCGGCTGCAGAATTATTAATGCGGCGTGATGCTAAAAATCATCTAGCTCCTTTCATTAAGTATGTATTCAGCATCGTAGATCCCGGAACCCTTTATAAGCATAACTGGCACATCGATCTAATCTCTGAGTACTTGGAAGCCGTTACCTTCGGAGAAATCAAGCGTCTAATTCTAAATATTCCACCCCGGTCATTAAAGTCAATTTGTGTATCTATTGCTTGGGTGGCCTGGTTATTGGGTCGTAATCCTTCAGAAAAAATTCTATGTGGTTCGTATTCTTTAGCGTTATCACAAGATTTGTCGGTAGATTGCAGAACTGTTATCGAGAGCCCGTGGTATCGATTGTTATTCGGCGATACCATTTTATCCCCAGCCCAGAATACTAAGTCAAAATTTGAGACCACTAAACAAGGCCACCGTATCGCAACCTCAGTCGGTGGTTCAATTACTGGTGAGGGTGGTAATGTTAAAATTCTCGATGATCCCATGGACCCCGAGGGGGCTGCTTCTGACGCGGAGCGGGATCAATCCAATCGGTGGGTGTCCCAAACATGGTCGGGCCGCACCAATGATCCGGCGACTGTTAAAGATGTTATAGTCATGCAGCGGTTGCATAGTGTTGATACTACTGGGTTCTTGCTAAAGAAGGGTGGTTGGACGCACGTTAAAATCCAGCAGGAAGCAATTAAAAAGACTATTATAATTTTCCCACGGTCTGGTAAGGAATTGATACGTGAGCCGGGGGATTTGCTTCACGCTAATCGGATCACCAGAGAAGCTAACGAAGCCATTAAAATTGATCTAGGTAGCTATGGGTATTCGGCACAACAACAACAAAACCCCGTCCCCGTTGGCGGCGGTAGAATTAAGATCGACTGGTTCGGCAGGTACGATAAGGTTCTTAAACCAGAAGATTATGACCAGATTGTACAGAGTTGGGACACCGCAAATAAGGCAAAGGAAATTAACAACCCCAGTGTCTGTCTAACATGGGGTTTAAAGAATAACGTATGGGCATTACTTAATTGCTGGAAACATCGTGTAGCCTTTCCCGCGCTTAAGAGAGCCGCCGTAGATCAGGCCGATTTGTGGAAACCCCATGCGATCATAATTGAGGATAAAGCATCAGGCCAGCAATTGCTTCAAGAGCTGGAAGAAGATACCATGTTACCGGTCATCCATATCGAGCCGATAACTGATAAAGCGTCCCGAATGGAGATGCAATTGGGGTTCGTCGAGGCCGGAAGACTAGCGTTACCTAATACAGATGTGTTACCATGTGGGTGGGTAACCGATTATGAAGCAAATATAATGGAATTCCCAAACCCTACGGAATGGGATGAGATCGATGCCACCAGCCAGTTTATCAAGTGGGTTAGAATTAGTGATGGAAGTCCTGTAGTTGTACCATTTAGCAGCACCGGGAAAAGCCACTGGAAATGACAGAAGAGATTGAAAAAGCTGTTCGCATGAGAGAGATAGGCTCTACCGGTCTTGAGCATTGGTCAGGGAGGATCGATGAAGAGTGGCTGAAGGAAATGAGCCACGACAGGAAGTGGAAGACCATCCGCGAGATGCGGGATAATGACCCCATCATCGGCGCGATTCTATTTGCTGTAGATATGCTGATAAGAAACATTGTATGGCATATAGAACCGGCATCAGATACCCCCGAAGCTATGGAAGATGCTGAATTTGTTGAGTCTTGCCGAAACGACATGTCCCAAACTTGGGAAAATACAATCAGTGAAATCCTATCATTCCTACCCTATGGCTTTAGTTATCACGAGATAGTTTACAAACGTCGTAAAGGTAAAAAGAGTAGATTTAAAGATGGTTTGATTGGCTGGAAGAAATTACCCATCCGAGCGCAAAATTCTTTAGATCGTTGGGAGATGGATGACAACGGCGGCGTTAAAGGATTTGTTCAGGAATCGACGTCTGATAGTACTAAACAAGTAACGATACCGATTGAAAAGGCGCTACTGTTTAGAACCACCTCCTTCAAGAACAATCCCGAAGGTCGAAGCGTACTTAGAAATGCCTTTAGACCGTGGTATTTTAAAAAGCGCATTGAAGAGATTGAGGGTATTGGTATTGAGCGTGATTTAGCCGGTCTGCCAGTAATTTATGCCCCCAATAAAATTATGATGACCGGTGCTAGTGCTGATGATGTAGCGGTATTTAATGAACTAAAAAACATTGTACGGAACGTCCGAAGGGACGAGCAAGAAGGAATCATCATGCCGGGCGATCGCGATGCCATGGGTAATCGCCAATATGAATTAAAACTATTGGCTACCAGTGGCCAGCGCCAGTTTAACACAAATCAAATTATCCAACGATATGACCAACGTATAGCAATGACAATCCTAGCGGATTTTATCTTACTTGGTCATGAAAAAGTTGGTTCGTTCTCGTTAAGTAGTAATAAAACGTCATTATTTGCCACGGCTATCGGCGCGTGGATCGGTGAAATTAAATCAACATTTAATCAATATGCCATCCCACGTTTGATGGAAATAAATGGTAAAGAACGGAAAGCATATCCGACCCTAGCACATGACGACATAGAAAACCCGGATTTAAAAGATATAGGTAAATATATTAAGGATATGACTGGTGCAGGATTCGATATCAGCAAAGACCCAGATGTAGAGAATGTATTACGTGGGTATGCTAACTTCCCTGAAAAGAAACAAGAAGATATTGATGAAGAGGAAAAGCAGCGTAAAAAAGCAGCTGATAAATTAAAGGGTGCTGCGTTGGGTGACAATGGTAACCCTATTGAGGATGAAGAACTAGAGGAAAAAGACGATGCCATACGCGAGTAATTCAGCTTTACCAGAAAATGTAAGAGGCGTATTACCCGACAACGCCCAGTCTGTGTTTCGGAACGTCGTGAATAGTCAACTTGAACGAGGACTTAGTGAAGAGCGCGCTTTTGCATCAGCATGGAGTGCATTGAAGAGTCAGGGCTGGAAGAAGGGTGATGATGGTAAATGGCATAAAATACAAAAGAATTTAGTATCGATATCCGGGGCGTGTGTGGATGATGTTACTGATTTAATTAAGAAGCAAATTGATATTGATAAAGAATTATATGATCCTGTTATGGGAAGTCAATGTGAATTTTGTGAGAACCCAGCTATAAAGGCCATGTTATGGGCTGGTGGCTCTCAGCATATGTTCGTCTGTGCTGATCACATTGAAACCGGTCTACGTCAAATTGTTGACAATAACCGGGATGCTGTTAATCAGGTAATTGATTTAGTAGCACCAGCTATGGAAGAGGATAGCGTGGCGGATGATGATATTACCGAAATTAAAATTACTATTTGGAAGGAAATTGAAATTACTAAAGAATGCCCGATATTAAAACGGGATGATGAAAAACGTTTGGTAACCGGCGTAGTGTTAGAACCGGAAATTGAAGATGCGCATGGGGATATTATCTCCGAAGCAGATGTTGAGGAAGCTGCCCACGATTTTATGAGGAAATCACGTGTCATTGGTCTTCAGCACAAAGAATTGGGGCCTGTTGAAGTTGTTGAAAGTTTCATAACTAAGGAAATAATGAAAATCGGTGATGAGCAGGTTACAAAAGGAGCATGGGTCATGACTGTTAAGGTTCATGATGAAGATGTTTGGGAAGCGGTAAAATCGGGTGAATTCACCGGCTTCAGTATCGGTGGCACAGGTGTGAGAGGTTAATGTTATGGCAACGAGATTAACTAAACTGAAGATCGGTGAAGTTAGCTTAGTAGATAAGGCCGCAAACAAGCGGAAATTTTTAATAATGAAAAGTGAAGGAGGTGATACAATGGGTGATTTAGTCCTTAAAAATGTTGATGAGGATTTGGCAAAAATCCTGAAGGCAATCGCTGAAGATAAGAAGTTTGTTGATGTTCTTAAGTTCGCAGAAGGTAACGAAGCGTTCTTGAAAGCAGTAATGGAAGGTGACGTTGAACTGATGAAATCAGTGTTGGCTGGTAGCGAGTTTGCTACTAAGGTGGTTAAATCGATTCTGGAAGGTGAAAGCAAGACGGAAGCCGAAGTGGCTATGGATCTGTTGGATTCTATCGAAGGTGATCTATCCGAAGAGACTGTCGCCGCCATCACTAAAATGGCTGGTATCAAGAAGAAAGCCAATATTACCACTATCAAGAAGAATGATGATGGTAGTTTTGATCTGAGTGATATCACGGAAGAAATCCGCCCGATGGTGGAAGAACTTTGGAAGGCTAATGAAACCAACGCCGAAGCGATCAAGAAGGCTAATGATCGGGCTGAGGAAAATGAAAAAATTCTTAAGGCAGAACGTGACGAGCGCCTGTTGAAAGAGTTTATCACCAAGGCTGATGGATTCAAGAATTTGTCTGTTAAGTCTGACGTCTTCGGTAAAATCTTGAAGAAGATTTCTGCTGCTCTGTCCGATGACGAGAACAAAGAATTGGATCGTGTTCTGAAGTCTGCTGATGATAACATTACCAATCTTTTCAAGGAGTATGGTCACAATAACGACGGTGATGATGACACATCTGCTATCGCCCAGTTGGAAAAGGCAGCTGGCGTCATCGCAGCACGTGATGGCATTACTAAAGAGGTAGCTTTTGTGAAGGCCATGGATGAGAACCCAGAGTTGGCCAAGAAAGAGCTTGCTGAACGTACTCATTAATTAAATAGGAGGTTATTAAAATGACTTGGGAACAGAATGGCTTTTGCGTCGGTGCTCTTGTATCCGATGCTGACATGGCTAGTAATCAGTTTAAATGCGTGAAAATGAGCGCCAGTAATGGTATATTCTCACTTTGTGATGCCGATGGTGAAGTTGTGCTGGGTGTTCTACAGGACAATCAAGATTCTGGTGTTGCTGGTAAGATCTGCATGAGCGGTGTTACTAAGGTTGTTGTCGGCACAGGTGAAACCCTTGTCGCCAATCAATCTTGGGGTGTCGATGCCAGTGGTGAGGCAAAGACCGTTGAGGGTTCGATTACTGGTGCTGACCTCGGTGATTATGCTGCAGGTATCGTACTAGAGGGCGCAGGTGCCGGTGAATTGGCTACTGTTACTATTGGCTTACAGACCTTCAAAGTTGAAGCTCAGTAATTTTTAATTTAATTTAGGAGGATTTAGTTATGCCACAACCAACTCGCGGTGATGTGCATGTAGTCCGCGCACTTACCAACGTTAGTGTTGCCTACATGCAGCAGTCAACTGATTTTATCGCGTCATCGGCTTTTCCGTCGGTGCCGGTTACATTTCAGTCTGATAAATATTTTGTGTTTGATTCGGTTGATTTTCGCCGCGATAACGCAAAACCACGCGCCCCCGGCACTGAGTCTGCTGGTGGCGGTTTCGATGTTAATACGGCAACTTACACTGCTGAAGTATATGCCCTGCATCAGGATATTGCTGATCAGATTCGTTCTAATTCCGAGATCGATATGGATCGTTCAGCATCGGAATTTGTTGCGCAACAGCTTCTGATTCAGAAAGAAGTTAATTGGATGAGCAAGTATTTTGGTATCGGTAAGTGGACAACGGATGTTGTTGGTGCCACCGACTTCACTAAGTGGGACGATAGTTCATCTGATCCGGAAGCTGATATTGATGCTGGTAAGGCCACCATCAAGAAGGCTACCGGTCTGACGGCCAACACCTTGATCGTGAGTTATGAAACGCATCAGGCTCTGAAACGCCACCCACTGATCACTGAACGATTCAAGCATACCTCCAGTGATTCCATTACTGCTGCTATCTTAGCCCGCTTCTTCGAAGTGGATCGTTATATGGTTGCAAGTGCCTCTTATACCACTTCTGCTGAGGGTGCGGCTACGACCGTTAATGCCTTCATCGCTGGTAAAAATGCTCTGCTTTGTTATGTTGCCCCAAATCCCGGTATCATGGTGCCGAGTGCTGGTTACAGCTTCGTGTGGAGTGCATTCTCTGGTGCTGCTGGTGGTATGCGCACTAAACGATTCCGTATGGAAGCTCTGTCTTCTGATCGTATCGAGGGTGAATTCGCTTATGATCAGAAGTTGGTGCTGGCAGCAGCTGGTTATTTCTTCAGTGCGACGGTAAGTTAAGTTAGCTATGTAAGAACCTGCTCTCGTAGGTTCTTACATTTATTCAGGAGGAAATGTATTATGGGTAATCGACAAGTTGCATCAATTACCAAGGGTGCTATCGGCTCTAAGTCCGGTGTTATGTTTGGTGATGGTGTGTTTTTGTTTACAACCGCTACGACACCGGCAGATGGTACGTCCGGTGACGGCGCGGGTTGGGCCGGTAAAGGTTCTATCGCTATTGCTTTAGATACTGGTGAACTTTACACCAACACGAACACCAAGGCCAGCCCTACGTGGGCTAATCAAACTTAATAATGTAGTGCGTAAGGAGCATATATTATGGGTAAAATAGTAAGAGTTTTAAAACCTGGTAAATTAATGGGAGAAGAGCGTAAGTATGGTGATCTTCTGCCACCCGCTAAATATTTTTCATTACCAATCAATGTTCAAACTTCGTTGGAAAGTGCCAATCATGTAGAAATTGATGTAGAAGAGGGCGATGCCAGTCAATATGGCTCAGATATTGAATCTAGAATGCTTCGCCTTGAAAGAAGAATTGAAATTCTGGAAAATGTAATGATGTCAGATACCACTGAAATCAAACTTGATTTAATTCAACCAAAAAATGAAATTACCCCTACCAAGGGTAATATGGTAACATTTATTGATAACGGCGTTGAGATAACTGGTGAAGTAACATCTATTGTTAAAAAGAACGAAATTGCGCGGGTTAAAACAAGTGAGGATAAATTTGCGGTAAGTTTTAAAGACCTTACAATTATCAACTAACAGAGGTGATTCATGGCTGAACAAACTGGTTGGGTGGAGCCTGCAACCGCATCTGCTGGTGTTGCAACAGCGACTAAAGTAGCTGATGTGAATAGGCAACACATTATACATTCTGTCGATGCTAGTGCTGTGGGGGCTGCTGAAATTCTTTTATTGCAAATCAGGGATGACACCGACGTAATTTGGGAAGGCCATGTACATCAGCAGCGTGAAGTATTGTTCCCTAAAGGCTTATCTATTACAAAAGGTAATGCATGCAGCGCAGTACTCACAGCTGGGGCTGGTATAACTAAAGTAAATTTACATGGGGCTAGTAGATAGATGATGCCTGCTCAAGATAATGTAGATACCAGAGCTTTGGAAAAAGCCACGGAAGCCCTTGTAAAAATTGAATCTTACGAAAGGGTTTGTTCCCAACGTTATGCAGAAATCGCGTCTGGACAAAAGGCTATATTCCGTAAATTAGATGAAATGGATAATAAACATTTCAATCGATGGTTAATAGTAGCGGGGGCTACCATTGTAATTTTATTGGCTGTTATTGGCTCCCTATATCAAAATACTGGGATAGTACATTAAATGACTTGGACATACACCGGCGACCCTAGCGCTAATAATAGGGATGAAGTTAGATTTTTAATTGGTGATACCGATAATGCTGATAAAATAGTTCAAGATGAGGAAATTGCATATGCTATCGCTAATGAAGCAAATAATCGTTTAGCAGCAATTCGAATCGTTAGAACTCTAGCTGGTAAATATGCCAGAAAAGTCGATAAAACAGTTGGTGACCTCAAGATATCATACAGCCAAATCTATAAGCATTATGTTGATTTGGCTACATTTCTTGAGGAGTCTGATGCTAATTTATATGCTCCAATTGCTTATGCTGGTGGTATAAGTGTATCAGATAAGGACTCTGTGAGGGATAATTCAGATCGTGCTGATCCTATGTTCACTAAGGGAATGAATGATAACCCATCTAATAATGTAGAGAGTGATAATAATGATTACTGACAGGATTGATTCAATTACCAAAGTAGAAGATTTTCGCTCTATCCTACCAGCCCCAAAGTCAGTAAAAATTGAACTTACTAATAAGTGTAATTACCGGTGCGGATTTTGTGCTTTAAGGACGAGGGATAAACAATTAAATACAGATATGGATATCAATTTATATAAACGGATCGTCATGGAAATGGCGGATGCCGGGGTACAAGAGATAGGCGTTTTCTACTTGGGGGAATCATTCATGTCCCCCGATATTCTAGTAGAGGCTATTCGTTTTACTAAACAGGTTGCTAAAATTCCCTATGTTTTCCTAACATCTAATGCCTCTATTGCTTTCCCTGATATGGTATTAAAATGCATGGAGGCAGGGCTTGATTCACTGAAATGGTCTATCAATGCCTCTGATGATGCCCAATTTAAGGAAGTTATGGGTGTTAAGCCAAAACTCTATGGTAATGCTTTTGCTAATATGAAAGCTGCATTTGAGATCAGGGGTAATCATAAATGTGGTCTTTATGCTTCTTCTATTAAATATGATGGGGAGCAGCAGGGAAAAATGGAGGCTTTGCTGGATGAGAAAGTTAGACCCTATATTGATGAACATTATTGGCTACCGCTTTATTCAATGGGTTCTGTAGCCACTCAAAGAGAGGCAGAACTAGGTTATCGTCCTACTGCCGGTAATCAAGGGCGGTTGGGGCAATTAAGGCCACCTCTTCCTTGTTGGAGCGCGTTCACAGAAGGTCATGTAAGGGCCGACGGGGGACTTTCCTTATGTTGTTTTGATGCGGATGGACGTTTTGTAGTTGGGGACCTCAAAAAAGAATCTTTCATGGATGCTTGGAATTCAGAGAAATTTCAGGAGGTTCGAAGGGCTCATTTAAAGAAAGACTTAACCGGGACGGTTTGTGAGAAGTGTGTAGCATACTGATGAACACCATGGTGGTTGAATAATATGGCCGCACCAATTTATTACGAAGATCAAGACCTTAAATTTAAAAGGCCAGTCGGTTCAGATTGGCCTTTACCCGTTATAGATGTTTTCCATTTAAGAACACATGATGGTACGACATTTATCGGGGGGCATTTATGGGGGGATATAATAGCGGCTGATGGATATGCTGATTTACTTATCACTATATCCCCCGATAATTCACCACATCTATTGTACAATGTTAGTGTTGGTAGGGATTCAGAATTACAATTCTTTACTAATGTTACAGCGAGTAATGTGGGCTCGTTGGCTATTATAAGGAATAGGGCTTACTATTCTATGGTTGAATCCAATATAGCACTACACCACGACCCGGTTATTACCGATTTGGGGGACCCATACCCTGCAGAATATATTCCGGGTGGTTCTGGTGGTAATGCAGCAGGCGGGGTGGTAGGTGGTTTCGGTGAATTCGTACCCGGTCCTGGTACACATTTAATACGAATAACTAATATTGGTGGGCAAACCATGCGGGCGTCCATCACTCTGCATTGGTATCAGCATACACCTAGGCCGACCGTTTAAATGGGGATTGACAAAAATAGGTATGATAAATTTTACTTGTTAGGTAATTAGCGAATTAAGGAGCGCAAAAATGGGTAATACACATCAAGAAGAGAAAAAGAAGTATGAAAAATGTTGGGACACGGATGGGTATAGAATTCATTCCCCCGGTGAAAATAGTCTAAATGCTTTTAAAAAGATTGTTAAACCGTTTGAATTTAGTAGCATAGTAGATTGTGGTAGCGGCACGGCACGTGCTAGTTTAGCATTGGCAAAAGAGGATTACGGCGTTACGATGTTGGATATTACCAATCAATCGATGGATGATGAGGTTCGGAATAGCATATCTAATATGGTAAATCTCAATTTTTTTGAAATCAATTTATGGGATTCACCAGCCATGGTGAGCCACGCCCATGATTATGATTATGCTTATTGTTGTGATGTGATGGAGCATATCCCAACTGAATATGTAATGGCTACCCTCCAAAATATTATTAACACCTGTAAAAGAGGTGCTTTTTTCTATATCTGTTTGGTACCGGACAGTTTTGGTCAAATTATTGGTTCACCTTTACATTTAACAGTAAAACCATTTTTGTGGTGGCGTGATAAACTAGCTGAATTAGGTAATGTCGTCGACGCACGGGATTTAATCTCGAATGGCATGTATTATGTAGAAAAGGAGGTGAACTAATGACCCCACAACCAATATTTGTGACGGGTGTGGCCCGTTCTGGTACCTCCATGGTTGCCCATCTTTTACATGAGTGTGGCGCTTGGTCTGGTACAACTGAACCCGGCAGTTCTGAAAACCTGAATGGATTTTATGAAAATCGTTATTTGCGTGATGGTCTTATGAAGACTGCATTATCTATGTTGGGTGCGGATCATCTTGGTATACACCCCCTGCCCCCCCATGATATCTCATCGGGCGTTAACCTCAAATCTCTTGTTGATAGACTACTAGTAGACGATGGTTACTTCGAGATACCTAAGGGGCCTCCGTGGATGTATAAGGATGCTAAACTGCTCCTGATGTGGCGTGATTGGCATCATTCATACCCAGATGCTACGTGGGTAGTGGTGCGCCGGGATCGCGAAGAGTTGATCGATTCCTGTTGTCGAACCCCCTTTATGAATACCCCCAAATATGGCCCGCGCGATCGGGAATTCTGGGCAGTATGGGTAGATTGTTATTTAAACCGGATGGAAGCATTGAAGAAATCAAGTGCTAATGTTATCGAGGTTGATGCAAATGCATTGATCAGGGGTGATATCAGTTCATTTAAGATAGTTGTTGAACAAACTGATGGATTAAGTTGGGACGATCTAAAGGTTAATTCTGTGATCCAGCCCGAGTTATGGGGGAAAAAGCGTCTTAAGATTAATATGGGTATGAACGCCAATATTGCGGATATTTTAGAAAATGTCCGTGTTAATGTTAAACGTCAACTACCTCAGGTAAAACCCTATGAAATCAATGATAAACAAAAGATCGCAATTGTTGCTGGCGGCCCATCTCTTAATGACACCCTACCTGAATTACGTCGACAAGTTGAGGAAGAGGGTTATATGTTGGTGGCAGTTAATAATACACATGATTGGTTGGTAGAAAGAGGGTTTAAGCCGTCTGTGCATGTAATGGTAGACGCTAGGCAGCATAATGTTAGATTTGTGCAAAACCCAATCGATACATGTAAATATTTAATGGCATCTCAATGCCACCCTGATGTATTTGATGCACTGGAAGGTCAGAACGTTCAAATTTTCCATGTTTTAAATGAGATGGGGGAGAAAGAAATATTAGATAATCATTATTTTGGTAAGTATTATTTCGTAGTTGGTGGATCAACAGTAGTTCTTAGAACTATTTGGATGATGAGAATGCTGGGTTTCAAAAAAATGGAAGTATATGGGTTTGATTCTTGTTACATGGGGGGTGAACACCATGCATACAACCAAATAGAAAATGATGAATGTGAAGTACATGATTTAGTATGTATGGGAAAAACGTTTAAGTGCGCTGCATGGATGGCCAGTCAATTTGAAGATTTTCAACGGTTTATCATATCTTTAGGTGACAAATTTGAATTAAATGTTCATGGTAATGGATTAATCGCACATATGATGAAAGAAGGTGCTAAACTTAGCGAAAAATTAACCATAGGAGGTAATTAAAATGGCAGCACAAGCGTGGATTATTTACAATAAATTTCGGGAGTATATGGCCGATAACACTATCGATCTTGATGGTGATACTTTTATGTTGGCTTTATTCACTAGTGCATCAAATGCAGCAATAGCAACTTTATCTACACGCAGTCAGGTGACGAATGAAGTTTCTGCAGCAAATGGCTATGCAGCGGGTGGTAAGTCATTGTTGGGTATAACTTGGGCAGAGGGTGCATCCGCGGGTGTGATGCGGTTTGATGCCACTGCAACTATTTGGTCCGCTTCAGGTGGTAGTATTGTTAATGCCAAGTTTGCAGTATTATATGACTTAACCACGGGTGCATCTGCCGGTGTTCAGAGATTAGTTGCAAGTTCACAACTTTCAACTAGTCAGTTTACTGTCACTGACGGCAATACATTAACAGTGACGCCAAGTGCAACTGGTATCTTTGAGTTAACTTAACTGTAATATAATAAGGAGTGATGTGATGAAAAACTATTTTTGGGTTTTTCTATTGATCCTAATTGGTGGTGGGAGCAGTAATGCTGTTGCCGCTATTCCGGTCGGCGAATGTGTGCGTGTAGTAGACACAGTAGTTTGTAATATGGGCTATCGCGCTTTCAACTTAAAGACTTTCAACGACAGTTGGCCGCAGGGAACCGCTACCCTCGGGGAGCTTGGGCTTATATTTGGGGCTAGTCAGCGAATCTTAAATGAAGAAGAACTCGCAATTATTAATGACACCAATGTGATCCAACTACCCCCACCAGATCTTGTTGAGTGGGTGGTACACAAACACCACCCTACGGCGGTTAAAAGGCCATCTTATAAGTTTATTTCTGGCAATTTGATCGAACACAAAACACTATACGCCACAATTGGCGAACCGTGTGGGGCTTTAGCGATACCGACGACCAGAACACTGCAATACCGTTATTTATGGAAAACTGATGCTGACGGAATGACTCCGTACCAGGATGAACTTGGTAATCATCTGGTGGCGATTTGTGTACAAATCTGACATTTAACCAGCTTCTGAAAGCAACACCCAATATCCGGGCAATCGGTATACAGGTACTAAGAAGTTGGGGCTACACGGATCGAGAGGCAGAGCAGGAAGCGTTGATCGCTTTGTGGGACGTTTCGAGGGAAGATAAACAGCCGAAAAATGTTAGTGCCTACATCCGGGTTACATTAAAGAATGCAGAGATAGATAGAACTAGAAAACTACAGTCAAGAATGGAAGTTGTGGGGATTACTGACGAACCGTTTGAGAAGGAGCAACAATTCAATCTAATCTGGTTTTTTATGCTTACGGAAAATATCACACACAAACATCGCAGGCTTTTGTTCCAGTCATATGTGCTTAGATATAGTGGGCCTGAACTCGCGAAGAAATACGGGGTCGCGCTAGGAACAATAAAATCCAGACTTAACAGGATTTGTAGACGGGTAATGGGGGCGTGCAGATGAGCATAGTTTCAAATCAAACAATCGCAGATAGCGACACGCAAGTAAGTGGCTTGCGAAGTATACGCCATGAATTTACTGATCATTTAGGGAAGGTGCATATTCGTGGTGCTAGAAAAGTTAATGGTGCCTGGACTGAAGTTGAATATTCAGCAGAACGTTTAGGGATTATCTCTGTACTAGAAAACGATTTGGCATGGGAAGAAGTGCAGCAGCAAATAAATGTAGCCATTATGAATGGTAATCCCGATAAGGTGCCAGATCACCAAACACAGATAGATTTTGATCGACGTTTTTTAGGCGCATCAATGTTGCTTGACACAGATTCGTTATTAAGTTGTCAGCCTGTTTATGATCGCGTTCAGACCGAAGGAGCCAATAATAATCAACGGGCTACGTATCTTGGTATAACAAGCCAGGAGTATGGTTTAGTTAATGATCGCTATGTTGATGCAATCTCCAATCAGTGGTATCGAGATTTGGAGGTTATACATCGGTGGACTGAAATTAATGGGGCATTCTTGTAATGGCATATTTCTACGTTAAATCAAGTTATGGCACACGCATTGCAGGCGGTGGCACCACAAAACAAACAGGTGCTTATTCATCGTTAGGTGTTGGCAACGTTTATGCAACTATTACGTTAGCAATAACAGATGGAGCTGGCTCTGGTGATTTTATTATTTGCTCAGATGTTCACGACCACGATTACGGCACAAGTCAGGCATTAATCACATTAGCCAGAATAGTCGGCGCCGACGATGCAAATTGTGATGTTGAAAGTTTCGGTGCGATAGAAGAATGCACAACGGCTGGCGCTGATTTATCGATTACCAATGCGATTTGTCATTCTATGACGTTTAAAGCTGCTGATGATATGTGGGGTAATGATTCTAATTTCTATAAATGCTTACTTCATATCGGAACGGTAAGTGGTGGTGCCCAGTTTGGTTGGTTAGCTTCTGCTGCTGACAAATTAACGAAGCTTCATTATTGTACTATTCATTCTATCAATAATCTTACTAGTTTTTTCAGAGCACAAACAACCTCTATTAGGTGTCATTTGGAGTTGATTGGGACAAATATAACAGCAGGAGGAACAGTAACAAGCATTTTTCGCGCGGGATCGGCTTCTCAAACAGTAACTATGCGCGGAGGATCATTACCAGATTGTACTAATCTTTTGGAGAATGCAGCAGGAGATGCTCATCTATATCTTAGTAATGTTGATTTAGGTACATACACCAATGAGTCGAGCGCTGCTCTTAGCTTATTGGACGAAATAATCTTATCAGGGTGCAGCAGTGGTGATAATAATCTTGAAGATATTCTTATGTCTTATTCCGGGAAGGCAGAGGTTGACACTACTACCTATTTAAATGCAAGTGATGGTACAACTTCATTTTCTAAAAAGATAATCACCACTGCAAATGCCTCTTTCATTGAGCCATTCAGAGTTAAGTTGGGCATGGTTCGTTTGGATGCGTCAACAGCTAAAACAGTAACAGTGCAAATATTACATGACTCTGCAGCTAATCTTACAGATGATGAAGTATTTATTGATTTGGTATATCAAGATGATACGACTAACAAGGGATGGGTAGAGAATTCACTAGGTGACGTACTTTCACCGTCCGATATCATAACCAGTTCAGAAGTATGGACAGAAGACCTTACAGACAATAACGAGCAGGAAATGGCCGTCACAACTTCCGAAACGGGTGATAATGCCGTGGCCGAAGTTTGGATCAATATAACAAAAGCTAGTTATACATTGTGGGCTGACCCTGCCTTTGTGGTGACATAAATGGCCGATGTAATCCTAATCCCTAGTGTCGGCTACTATGAAGTTGCTGATGATGGTAATGAATACCTAATTCCTGGGGGTGGGTATTTTAATGAGGCATCACCTGCTGGTGTATCTATAGAAGTACCAAGTTCTAATTTAATTTTATCAACAACAGCACCAACCGTAGATGTGACATCGGTTGGTATTAGTTTTGAGGTTCCTGCTGTAAATCTTACTTTAACAACTGTTGCTCCTTCAGTTGGGATAGGTATTAATATACCAGTAGTGAACCTCTCCTTATTAACAACAGCCCCGACGGTAGTCATTACTGATCATGTAGACATTGAAGTACCTGTTGCTAGTTTGACGCTTTCTACAACAGCCCCGACGGTAGTCATTACTGATCATGTAGACATTGAAGTACCTGTTACCGATTTAACATTTTTAACAACTGCTCCATCGGTGGAAATTAGTGCTGGTATTGATATTATAATACCAGCTACAAATTTAGTTTTATCAACGGTTGCACCAGCAGCACTAACCACTGAAAATAGAAATATTGAAGTCCCGGTAGTTAACTTATTATTACCAACTACCGCACCTGTAGTATTATTGGGTACAGGTATTGAGACCCCCACAGTTGATTTAGTGTTATCAACAGCGGCCCCAGTTGTATTTACTACGGCCCACGTTAGTATTGATATCCCAGCAGTTGATTTGATTTTATCAACATCCGCTCCGACAGTTGGTGTTAGCGCTGTTATTGATATTGAGACCCCAACGGTTGATTTAGTTTTATCAACATCTGCTCCGATAGTTGGCATCGGTATCAATATAGATGTTATCATCCCAGTTGCAGCCCTTAATATTTCAACAACTGCACCTATTGTTTCAGTACCGGTTAATATTAATATCGAAATCCCACAAGTTGATTTATTATTATCAACATCTGTTCCAATAATTGGTGAAACTACTACAATAAATTTAGTTATACCAGTAGTTGATTTAATATTAAGTACCACTGCGCCGGTAGTTTCAGCTGTTACAGTAGCATACCCAGCTAAAAGTTTAACGTCTACAGAACCGGGCACCGGGTTTATAACTACGCGGTTAGATCGTACGAAAAATACAGGAATATCATAATGGCTGCTATATACACTACACAACAAATGATTGGCGCATATCTTAAAGGTGAAATCCCGCAAGCTTTGCAAATAAGTTTTAAAAATGATGCTGGGGCTATTTTAGATTTATCGGGGTTCACTGCTCAATTTGAGATAATTAGAATTGATGATGGCGTTGACCCTGGAAATCTTGGTCAAGGAGTATCATCTGTACCAACACCTTCTAGTGGTATAACCCAATATGTGTGGCATGAAAATGATCTATTGACAGTCGGTATGTACCGGGGTATAATGTGGGTTGGGGATGGTACAAACCGGTATGGCTCTGAATTTTTTGAATGGTTTATCCGGGATTCATTAACTACAGTACCGAGTATTTAAAAATGGCTATTAACGATTTTCTAGATATGATGCCAGCTACTGTTGTACACAGGCCATTAATTAGTCGGGATGAATATAATGTACCTACTTATGGTGATCCTACTCCCTACTCTGCCAGAATTGTTCATAAGGATACGATAATCCGTGGTTCTGATGGTTCTGAACTTGTATCTAGGCTTCAATGTTGGGTGGGTGGTATACCATCTATGGGTCCTGAGGATAGTGTAACTTTACCTGATGGTACTGCGCCCCCGATATTTAATGTTGAAAAATTTACTGATGAGGGCGGTGATCATCATGTTAAAATATTTTTCGGTCAGGAGGTAATATGACAACCATATCTATGGATATTAAAGGGATTAATAAAATTCAATCCCAGATGAAAAGATATGGTGAAATAGCTGAGGCGGCTCTTACTAAATCTTTAAAAGAGGAGGCGAATGGTATTTTAATACAGAGCAAAGAATTGGTCCCTGTAGCCACTGGTGCATTAAGGGATTCCGGTAAAGTTACCGGGCCGATTGGTAATGTTATCTCTATTAAATTTGGTGGTGGGAATGTGAATTATGCGGCTGCTGTCCATGAAATAATTGATGCTTGGCACACCAATGGTATGGCTAAATTTTTAGAAATACCAGCTAGAAAGGCTATATCTGGGATGAGCAAACGAATTGCAAAGGATATTAAGATAGCCACAAAGAGTCTTAAAAGATGAGCATATTAGATGATATTGGTGCTGAATTAACGTCTGATGGCGTAGTTGGTGGGGTAACCGACTGGGTACTTGCTAAATCATATATGCCACCCACTCCCGATAACGTGATCGCATTATTTGAGACTGGGGGTGACGCCCCTGATCAAACCCCTGGGACTAAATATGAATACCCAACTTTTCAGGTTAGGGTCCGCGGCAGTAAATTTGGTTATGAGGCTGCTAGAATCAAAATACAGGAGGTGTTCGATAGTTTAAATGATTCTACTATATCAGGCTATATATATGTTTTCCCTTTACAATCCGGCCCTATCCCATTGGGTTATGACCGAGAAGACAACAGACCGGAGTTATCATGGAACTTCGCAACGATGAAAGGGTAATTTATATAGCTGGTGGTGGCCCGTCTTTAAAAGGTTATGATTGGGACCTTTTAAAGAATAAAAGAATAATCGCCGTTAATAGATCATATGAAGTTATACCACGGGCTGAAGTAGTATATTTCACAGACAAGAGATTTTTTAATTGGCATAAAAATGGTTTAATAGCACACAGTGGTGTTAAAATAACTGGTGATAAAAATGTTGACCACCCTGATATACAAAATTATAAATTAACTGGGTGTAAAGGAATTGATTTAGGTCATATGCAATTAAAACATGGTAATAATTCTGGTTATGCAGCTATGAATTTAGCGGTTCATCTCGGGGCTAGAATAATAGTTTTACTCGGATTCGATATGAAATTCAATGGAAAAGAGTCTCATTGGCATGATGGATATCCAGTAGCTAGTAGACCCAAACAATATAAAAATATGCTACCGTGTTTTAAATCGATGGCGGAAAAACTGGATAGTATGGGAATTGTGGTATTAAATGCGTGTGAAGATTCAGAATTAAAAGAATTTTATAAAACACCTTTAGGTGGGGCTCATTTAATATGAAAGCGTGTAATTTAATAAAACATCGCGATGGATACCCTTGGGGGGAAGTTCAACAAGGGCTTCGCAACGCAGGATGTGAGTTTGTTTCTCAGTATATTGACGCAGATGTTCTTGTTACATGGCTACCATGGAGTAATTCATCTCACCATCATGCTGGAGAATTCCATAAAAGTCAAGATAAATTATGGATTGTAATGGAAAATGGTTATATCCCCCATATTAATGGTCAACGATATTATGCTGTGGATGTCAATGGTTATAATGGCAATGGTTTGGGGATGGTTATTGATCATTCCTCTGATCGTTGGGATAATTTTAATTTAGCAATTGAACCATGGAAAGAGAATGGCGAAGCAATATTAGTTATAGGCCAATTTGGCCATCAAGATACTCGTTATTCTATGTCGCGTGATTGGCCAGATGACATAATTACACGACTAAGAAAAATAACAGATAGACCAATCATATATCGGCCTAAACCAATAAAATCTAAATTTCCGCAAAATTCTTATGCTAATGTTAATGTTGACAATACCACGCCTCTTATGGAACAACTCGATAATGCACATGCTATTGTAACTTGGAACAGTCCTTCAATTACCAATAAAGCATTACTTAAAGGTATTCCTGTATTCATAGATGCCCCGAATTGTATAGCAAAAAAATTAAGCGCGGGAAGTTTGTTGAATATTGAAGATCCTAAAAAATTACCACGCGAACAATTTTTTTACAACCTCGCTTATTTACAATGGTCCAAGGAAGAAATTAAACAGGGGTTGCCATTTAAATTATTACAAAAGGGGGGTTATTGAAATGCATGCGATAATTTATCAAGGTGATGGGAAAAGATCACATGAGGTATGTACAGCATGGCGGGCAGGACTTATTAATCGCGGTATCAGTCATCGTGTAAAATCTGTAAATGGGTGGGGCGGTGGGATAGAAGCTGATATTGCCATATTTTATGGACTTAAAGATAAATTAAGAAAAATTCAACGCACATATTCTAAGTGTAAAGATGCGCATGCAGTTTTCATTGATCTCGGTTATTGGGGAAGAACGGAAGGAGGTCAATTAGAAGGATACCACCGAATAGCTGTAGATTCTCTTCATGCCAGTGATTATTTCCAAAACATAAAACATGGAACCGATCGTGTGCAACGATTTAATATCACCCCCTGTCCGATGAAGAAAAATGAAGAAGGCCATATTTTATTATGTGGGCAATCTGAAAAGGCAGCATGGGTATTCGGCCTTGCCCCCGAAGAATGGGAACAAAATGCTATCGCAACTTTAAAAGGATATACATCTCGACAAATTATTTATCGTCCAAAACCTTCTTGGCCGGGGGCTGGTCCAATTGATGGGACAACATATTCACCCCCCGAACAGGAATTAGAAGAGGTACTCGATAGTGCATGGGCGGTGGTAACACACCATAGTAACGTTGGGATCGATGCTTTGGTTAAAGGAATCCCTTCTTTCACATTAGAAGGTTTAGCAAAACCTTTATCTAAGATGGGTTTAAAGGATATTGAACATCCATTATATCCATCAAGTGAAATACGCCAACAATTATTTAATGATGTGGCATACACGCAATGGAGTATGCCTGAAATTCGTTCTGGATTGGCGTGGGATTATTTAATTAAGGAGGTATTTTAAAATGAAAATTGTTATTTACCGTTCTGATAAACCGCATGAAAGAAATATCGCAGATGACATGCTCAGTGGTGCAGTTATACACGGTTTTGATTGTGAAATACGACGTATGGCAGATTATGAAGACCCCACGGATGATACAGATATTGCTATGATAATTTCGGTTAAAGGAAAAAGTAAACGTTGTATGAATGATCATTTAGCTTGCGGAAAGCATATCATATATGTGGACAAAGGTTATGTACGTTGTAAAGAACAAGGTGCACATAAAACAATGCCACAATTATGGAGATTTTCAGTAGATGCTTTTCAACCAATGGCATATTTTCAGAAAAAATCAAGACCATCTGATCGCTGGGATGCTCTTGGTATCAGTATGCGCCCACGATATACGGAGGGTGAATATATTTTGTTTGCCGGTAAATCACAAAAATATTGTGATTGGTGGCGATTGGGTGATGCAAATAAATTTGCCGCTAAAATAATTGCTCGAATTCGCAAATGTACAAAAAAACCGATTATATATCGGCCCAAACCCTCGTTTAAAAATGCCACACCGATTGAAGGGACAATATTTTCTGGCCCAAATAAAAAAATATATGCTGAATTAGATCGTGTTCATTGCCTTGTTACCCACGGTAGTAATGCTTCATTAGATGCGATATTTTTCGGTATCCCTGCCATTAGTTTGGGGGAGTGTATTGCTAATCCAGTAGCTAATGCTGAATTAATAAATCTTAAAAAAGAATTGTTTTTTCCCTCTGAGTCTGAACGGTTACAATGGGCATATGATTTAGCATATTGTCAATGGACTTTAGAAGAGTTAAAAAATGGGGAGGCCATGCAATATCTTAAGGAACAATTGTCATGAATTATACAGTCGTAACAAGCTTTAGTAAAAAGGGGTTTCATGAGTATGGCCGTAGATTCATAGAGACTTTTAAACAATTTTGGCCCCCCGAAGTATCCCTCATGATATACCACGAGGGGTCTGATGACCCCATTGTGTTACGACATCATAATGTAAACTTGATAAAATATGTCAAGAACTGCTATACTTTTTTGGGGGAATATTCAGATAACCCATTATTTAATGGGGCCTTGGTTAATCAGCCCCTACCATGGAAAAAGAAATGTATAATGGAAGGATATAACTACAGATTTGATATGATAAAGTTTGCTCGAAAAGTATTTGCTATCGAGGATGCAGCATCAGTTAATAAAACCGGGAAGATGTTCTGGGTAGACGCTGATGTATTAACTTTTGCTAAAATTTCTATTGATTTTTTAGACAGCCTTCTGCCGAATAATGTCGCTCTCAGCTTTTTAAATCGCCCCGGATCATATAGCGAATGTGGTTTTGTTGGGTATAATTTAAATCACCCAGCCTGCCACCCCTTTATTTCCGAGTTTGCTGATGTATATAAAAATGGTAAGGTTATAGATTTTGCCGAGTGGCATGATTCATATGTATTTGATAAAATTAGAATTTCTAAAAATATTCCGGGTTATGGTATACCATCACCAAATCGCGGTCATATATTTATTAATAGCATCTTAGGTAGTGTTATGGATCATTTAAAAGGCGATAGGAAGAAGTCTGGTAGATCCAATGATATAGATTTAACAACGATGCATGAGCATAAATATTGGCAGAGGAAAGTATGAAACAGCATGGCGGTTTATGGTTGCCCGATAGCGATCAATATTTTGGTAAAATATTTGAAAAGGAGAATGGTTTTCAGATAGATCGTCTTAATATAGCTTTATCTTATGTGACATCATGGGGATATGCTATCGATGGTGGTTCCCACGTGGGAACATGGTCGATTGAGATGGCTAAACAATTTAAGTATGTCTTATCATTTGAACCAGCACCCGACACGTTTGAATGTTTATGTAGGAATACAAAAGAATTTCTAAATATAGAACAATTTAATGAAGCGCTGGGTGATCGTCAGGGACTTGTAACTTCAATGGATGATATAACTAGACCGGGTAATACAGGGTCTAGATTTGTTAAACAAGACCCTAATGGTGAAATCCCAATGGATAGCATTGATAATTTAGATTTACCATCACTGGGATTATTGAAATTAGATCTAGAAGGCGCTGAATATTTAGCATTAAAGGGGGCAAAGGAAACGATATGTAGACACAAGCCCGTAGTTTTTGTTGAAATAAAGAAAGGGATGGCGGAAAGATTTAATAATGATATGTATGCACCATTAAATTTTTTAAAAGAGCTTGGTGCAGAAAAAGTCGATCGCATTAAAAGCGATTATATTTATATGTTTAATTAATAGAGGAACTGAAAATGGCAGCCAGTAGAGGACGTAATATTTTATTGAAGATCAGTGATGGTACCTCACCGGGTACATTCACCACTATTGCAGGATTGCGATCTAAAACTATCACTATCAATAACGAAACTGTTGACATTACCACAAGTGATGATGCCCCGTGGCGTCAATTATTGGGTAATACTGGTATCCGCTCTGTATCAATGAGTGGTTCTGGTGTATTTCAAGATGATGCTGCTGTGAATGATATTGAAGATTTAGCTATGGATGGTTTAACACAGGAATTTCAGATGGTATTTGAAAATGGTGATATCATCCAAGGTTTCTTCCAAGTTACGTCATTTGAGTATGGTGGTGAACATACTGCTGAACAAACTTTCAGCGCATCATTCGAAAGTTCAGCGAATGTAACATTAATTCGGGCTTAATATTTATCAAAGGAGCAATACGATGGCTAATAGTCAGCGCGGGGAAGTTAGTATTAATTTGTCAGGTAAAACTTATATTATGAGGCCATCATTTGAGGCACTATGTGAATTGGAAGATGTGTTGAATACAACGCTCCCTCAATTAGTGATAGATTTACAAACGGGGAGCGTTTCACTTAAAAAGGTGACTGCCGTAGTTTGGTCAGGTATTTGGGGTTATAATAAAGATGAAGCCCCTAGTATAAATGAGATCGGGCAAATGGTAGTTGATGATGGTATGTTAAATATAGTTAATCAGGATTTAGTTAAAGGCTCTATGGTAGAGGATGCTGGTCCGATTATAACTTATTTGGTATATGGTATTTCCGGTAGTAAATCTGCGGAGGAACAAACTGAAGACCCAAAAAAGTAAGTGAAGACGAGGAGGCTAAGGATTTCCGTCTTCACATGAGATTTGCTCTAGGAGTGTTAATGTGGTCGCCTCAACAATTTTGGGAATCGACAATGTGTGAATTATTAGCCGCTAGTGAAGGGTATACTAAAGCTAATACCATTGAATCTGAGGATAAGCCTATGACTAGGAAGGAATTCAATGATTTGAAGGAATTATTGGATAAAAAATCATGACCACTAGAGTTGAAGACTTAATTGTTGAATTAAGAGCTAATATCAAACAATTTACTCAACAGTTTGATAAGGCTAGTAATAAAGTTGAAAAATTCAATAAAAAAACTAAAAAAACTAAAAAAGGTGTCACTGATGCTTCCAGTGCTCTCAGGGAAATGGCATCATCTGTTGCTATTTTACAAGGGCCATTAGGGCCGATTGCCGGTAGAATTGGTGCCCTTGGCGCGGCACTAGGTCGTGTAAACCCCCTTATTTTAGTGGGGGGTTTAGCTTTTGCTGCTTTTACCTTAGCACTCCGCAAAGCTATCTCTATGGGAATTGCCGCTGAAGTTCAATTACAGCAATTAGAAGGTCAAGTTAAGGCTACTGGCTATGCTGCAGGGTTAACATCCAAACAAATAGATAAGTTTGCGGTGGGTCTTGGTGATGCTACACTGACATCAGCAAAAGCGGTTAGAGAAGCATCAGGAATACTACTTACATTTCGATCTATATCAGGTGAAGCTTTTAAGGAAACGCTAAGATTAGCTCAAGATTTATCACAGGCTGGTTTTGGTTCCCTAAAAACTAATGTGCTTTCTTTAGCTAAAGCTTTAGAAGACCCTGTTAGGGGTATGACCGCTCTTCGTCGTCAGGGTGTTATATTTTCACAAACTCAAACTGATATTATAAAGAATTTAGTTGCAACTAATCAATTATTTAAAGCACAAGAATTAATATTAGAAGGAGTAGCTAAACAGGTCGGCGGGACGGGTTTAGCAGCATCTCAAAAAACATTAGCTGGTTCCCTCGATACAATGAATGAGAGAATGAGTAAATTCACTGAACAAGTGATAAAGAATAGTGGTGCCCTTGGATCCCTTAAATCCGTATCTGATTCTATTAATGCAGGCTTAAAATCACTAATCGGTAGTACCAAAGCATATTCCGATCTCAGCCTCGAAGAATTGGTCGGTCAGCATAGGATGGTGACTTTTCAGCTGGCGGAACAAAGGAAAGCCTTTACAGAAGCAAACTTTTTAACTAGAACTGGTATCAGTAATGATTTTAAAAAATCCAAAGCTATGGAGGAGGCTCTTAGAAAAGAAATCAAACTTAGAAGAGAGTTGAGAAAACTAGCAGCGGAAGGTCCTAAAAAAGTAAAAGCGCAAAGAAAAGTAGATGAAGACGTAGCTGCGGCGAATAAAATAAAAGAAGCGAACGATAAATTTCAGGCTTCTTTAGAAAAACAAATTGCTACATTAGGTAATACCAATGTTCAGATATTGCAGTATAAGGCATCGTTGTTATCCCTAAGTGGCCCACAAAAAGAAGTCATAAATAGGTTAATAGAAACTATTCAGGCATTTGAAAATCAAAAGGTTGCCTTAAGTGATACTACTAAGGAAATGGCAACCAGTCGACTTGCAGAACTTGATAGATCTATGATGAACGAAAAGCAGTTGTTAGCTCTCGGTTACAATGAGCAAACTGCTATAATTACTAATGCTCTTGCTCTTCAAATTATAAATATAACAGCCGCTAAAGCTAAAATGATAGAATTAGAAGAGGAATACCAAGAAGCCTTGACTAGTATTACCCGCAAAGAAGCTTTAGGAGGTCTCGATCCTGAAACAGTCGCCAGCCGACTTGCAGCATTAGATGAATCATTATTGAGTGAATTGGATTTACTAGCATTAAATTATAACCAGCGTGTTCAAATAGTTACTGACGCTTTCACCGAACAAGAATTGATAGAGGGGGAAGGTAAAGAAAGATTATTACTGCTGGAAGATGAATACCAAAAAAATAAAAATAGAATTACACAAGAGGGTGAAAATACCCGCCGATTTATGCTAACTGCTGGATTGGGTGCCGCAGCTAACATTTTTAATGCCTTAGCATCATTGTCAGGTAAAGCTGGTGCGAAAATGAATGCTCAACAAAAATTATTTGCACGTGCCGGTATAATAGCATCTACTGCGCAGGCTATAATGCTTGCTTTGCATGCTACCCCGTTTTATCCCGTTAATTTAGCTTTAGCTGCGGGTGCTGCACTCCAGGGTGCCCAACAATTAAGGGTAGTAGGCGGCGGCGGGGGCGGTGGTGGTGGTGGTGGTGGTGGTGCTTCTGTTGCAGCGCCAACCGCCCCAACAATAGCTGCCCCCACTACTGTGGGTGCGGGCGGGGCGGGGGCGGTTGATCTTAGGATTAATTTAGGTGATGATGATGACTTAATTAGTAAAAGTGCCATTCGCCGTTTAATCGATAAGATTAATGATGAAATAGCAGATGGCGCAACTATAGCCAGTATAGGTGTTGCGTAATGGCAAAAGGTAGAAATTTGTTATTACAAGTTGATATCAGTGGTACGATGACGACTATAGGTGCCTTACGCTCTAAAACTATTACTATCAATAATGAAACAATAGAAATTACAAATCTTGATTCTAATGATTGGAGAGAACTTAACCCTGATGGATTGGGCACCAGATCGATTTCAGCATCTGGTTCTGGAATATTCACTGGTGATGCAGCGGCGCAATTTATTGAGGATGCCTGTTATAATAGGAATATCTTATCGATGCAAGTAGTATTTGAAAATGGTGATATTCTTTCCGGTAATTTTGCTATAACTTCCTTTGTTAGGGGTGGTGAACACACTGCAGAAGAAACTGTGTCGATGTCGTTAGAAGGTTCTGGTGCATTTGTGATGACACGTTTCACAACATGTACCATACCAACGGTGTTTACATTTACTGACAGAACTCCATCAACACCGTCTGAAGCGTCCCAATATGACATAGCATTTGACGTTTCAACCGGTACATGGATGATCGCAGCGGTATTAGTAATGTGGAAATCAACTGATCGATCTACTTGGGTTCCAACAGTATCATTGCCACAAATTATGTCGGCTGATCAAATTACTTATATTGTGGAATCAAATGGAGCAGGTACATGGATAACCACTTGCACCGACGGTACAACTAACTGGATATTCCGATCTACGGATATCGGTAACACTTGGACTCTTGTAGATACAGTAACCTCGGTTAATCGTATACGAAACATAACTTATGGTAATGGTGTGTGGGTTGCACCATATATAGGTAATGCCAGGATATCTATCGATGATGGATTAACTTGGGGTAATACGGGCACGGGCACTGCTGGTGCTTCAGTTGCTACAGACGGGGCTGGGAATTGGACATTAACAACAAATTGGCAAGCTTATTCGTCAGATAATGGTGTTTCATGGACTCAAGGTTGGCGTAATATTTCAGGTATCATGTTTGGTATGCTTTATGCGAACAATTTATGGGTTGCTGTCGGTAGTCTTGGTCAAATACTTACTAGCATTAATGGAGTTACTTGGACTGAGAGACAGGCCCAAAACGAAAAACCCGTATCAGGTAAGCACCATAGAAATATAGCCTATTATGGTACTGGGTGGATAGCATCGGGTGACTTTGGTATGTATCAAACTTCAGTTGATGGTATAACGTGGTCAAATTTAGGTACATTGGGCCCACAAGTAGCAGCAGTGGAAGGTAATGATGGTTGCTTAATCATAGCTGATGCAAACAGCTCATCTAGTAAGATTTGGGAAGGAACTTAACGTGGCTAAACCAAAATTCGGATACGAAAACTTCTTTACCACTGGGACAGTAACAGTCACTAGTGAGGCCACCGGTTTCCCCAAGGAAAATGCCTATGATTGGAATACTTATGATTATTGGAAGGCAAATGCTGCGGGGGTGGTTTATTTAACAGTTGACTATGGATCAGCTAGACCGGCTGATTTTTTTGGTATAGCTGCCCACACTTTATTTGATAATGCTGCTACCATTCAATGTCAGTACAGCACGGATAATTTTTCTGCTAGTATTGTTGATATAGGTGATTTGGTAACACCGGTTGATAGCAGTCCAATTTTTAATGTTTTTACTCTAACTTCTGCCAGATATTGGCGTCTTAAAATTACTTCCACAGGTGCAGCTAGTGCTATCGGGGTAGCATCAATTGGAGCATCCTTAGAAATGGATCGCGCCGTAGGCTCAGGGGCTATGTTACCTAAAGAATCCCGGATGGATAAGATAATAAATCAAACTTCAGAGGGTGGTCAATTTATAGGTCGATCAATTATAAGGAAGGGTGTTAAATTTAGTTTATCATTTACAATTCAAACATTAGCATTTGCTCGTGATGACTGGAGCACGTTCATAGATCATGCCGAAGTAAAACCATTTTGGTATTCATGGAATCCTGATTATGATGACGCTGTGTTTTGTTGGATGGATGGCTTTCCGATGCCCCCCAAATTTGATAGACCTAATACGATGACCTTAGGGATGCAATTAATGGGACTTCGTTCATGAGTTATAGTTCAGAAAAATCCGTGGTAGGGCGCACACCATTCCCCGCCATAAAACTATCTTTGGATTACTGTACTCGTACATATGGCAGGGATGAATGTGCCGTAGGTAGGGAAGCATCTGGGACTGCTCAAGCTGGTGGAGTTAACACTATTACGATATCTGCTAGTGACTCTTTTGGTGATGATACCCTAATTGGCTATGTTGTTTATATTTCTGGTGGAACAGGGGCTGGGCAAGAAGGTAGAATTACGGCGAACGACAATGGTACTAAAATAGTTACAGTTGCGGATAATTGGGTAATACAGCCTGATGTAACTAGTACTTATGTACTTATTAACAGGCCGGATGCCTGTTATAATACGCGATCCAATTGTCAGGACGTAGCTAATTACAATGGAAGTCCTACTGAAAATGAGATATGGGTAACTGGCGTCACGGCTGATTTCCCAGCAGATATCTGGGATGAAGCTGGCCTCGGTATCGCTGTGCCTACATTAGATAGGATTTCAGCTACACCACCTAAAATCGATATTGCAGGTGGGTTGGGTAATCGCGCATCTATTTCTATAAATTGTATTGATTTTCCCCACCATGATCGTGGGGTTGATAAATATGCATTAAATCGTTCTTATAATGCCTATGAAAGAGGAACATTTTGGGGTAAATTTGTAACCAGAAATACTTATTATCAAGGCCGCACATTAACTTATTATGATGGTTATTTAGTTAATGGTCTTTTTGATATAACAAACTTTAATGCCAGGGTATATATAATAGAAAAGATCACTGGTCCTGATAGTAATGGTAGAGTATCTATAATTGCTAAAGATATATTAAAATTAGCGGATGATGATAGATCGTTTGCCCCCGCACCATCGAAAGGAACTTTAGATGTTGATTTTTTAAGTACAGATACTTCAATATATCTGGTTCCCGGTAATAATTTTTCTATTGAGTATGGTAAAAGTGGTTATGTTAGAATAAATTCAGAGATAATATATTTCACAGATAATACTAATGATATTTTAAGTGGATTAACTAGGCAAACATGGGGCACCGCTCTAGACAGTCATGATGCCGGTGATTCAGTTCAGTTGTGTTTAGCTTATGAAAACGTTAATGTTGTTGATATAGTTGAAGACCTCTATATGAATTATACAGATATACCATCATCTTATATACCATCTACTGATTGGGCTGTTGAGAAAAATACATTATTGTCTTCAAACAATTTAACTGCTATAATATCAGAACCGACTGGTATCAATAAACTTGTTAAAGAGTTAGTTCAACAGAACTTAATGTATGTGTGGTGGGCCGATAGCGAACAAGAAATTAAATTAAAAGCTTTCGCACCTATAACGACTACTATCTCCATTAATGACAATGATAATATTTTAGCTAACTCCATAAAGATTTGGCATGAACCTAAATTACGTGTAAGTCAATTTTGGATGTATTATGCTATTAGGGATTACACTAATACTGATATAGTTAATTACAGAAATTTATATATACAGGTGGATTCTGATACAGAAAGTGCTGATAAATATGACGAAACTAGACGTAGAAGGATAGAATCAAGGTGGTTAAATGCTAGTGGGGGGGCTGGTTTAGTTTTACAAATAGCTGGGCGTACCTTATCCCTATTGTCAGAAACACCTAGACTAGCTAAATTTCGTTTGGATGCCAAGGATGAAGTAGAGACAGGGGATTTTATTACTTTAACTACTAGACTTATGCAGGATGCCAGTGGTCTTGATATTAGTTTAGATATGTTGGTTATCGAAAAAAGACAAATAGAATCTGGAACCATATATGAATATCTAGCTCAAGAATTTAATTTCACAGGTAAGTATGGCTATATCGGCCCTGATACGCTTCCAGATTATTCAGGGGATACCGTTTTAAAACAAGATGGTGATGCTCTATTAACTGAGATTGGTGATTTTATTTTATTAGAGGATGCTATAATCATCAATGGTGCCAGTGATGAACAAAAAAGTGCATATGCTTGGATAGCCCCCGATAGTGGCTATTTTGCTAATGGTGATGAAGCCTATAAAATTTTGTAAGGAAAAAATATGACCGATTTCAATGCTATTCCAGATTCTGATATTGATCCAGAAAGTCCTATCACCACAACTTTAATAACGTGGTTGCGTAATAACCATATAGCTACCGCAGAGGCTGCTGATGGTGCCCCTAATATTTGGCATAGATTCAATCCGTGGTTAATGAATTTTGGTGATCAATCTGATGGCGCTATAACTCATTCTGTAAATGGCAGCGTTGCAGGTGGTTTATATCAATGTACCACATTTACTATTGATGCCAGTGTAGCAGTTGCGTTTGACGCCCCTGTAATTATCAGAGCTTCTACTTCTATCATCATCAATGGTAATATAAATTGTCGAGGTACTGATAAAAGTTACGAATTAAGTAATGGTGGAGCTATTGGTGGTGGTGGCGGCGGTGGTGGCGGCGGTGGTGGCACTTTCTATAACGATGGTAATTCGGGCTTCCCTGGGCAATTTGGAGTATATGATGCTATAGGTGGTACTCTCGGTGCCCCCGGAAGTCTCAGTGGTGGTAATGGTGGCGCTGGTGGCACCAATACCACCACCAGAGGTAAAATATCGGCTTTAGAAACCCTCCCAGCAATCCTTTCTGGTGGTGCGGGTGGTAGGGGCGGTTATGGAGGTAGTATCTATGATGATTCATCCGGTGGTGCGGGTGGTGCGGGTGGTAAGGGTGGTGGACCCATTATTCTCATAGCCCCTAGTATTATTATCGATGCCGCCGCTGTGATTAATGCCAGCGGGGCTGGTGGCTCAAACGGTATTGTGGGTGGTGGTGGTGGTGGTGGCGGTGGGGGAGGTGCTGGTGGTGCAATTATAAAAGTTGGGCGATCCATTACCGATGCTGGTACTAACACTGTCACTGGCAGCAGTGGTGGCAGTGGTTTGGGGGTTGCTGGTGATGGCGGTTCTGGGGCTGTTGGGTGGGCATTGAATCTATTGATAGTTGATGCATAAGGGGATATATAATGGCTTCAACAAAAATATCAAATTTAACAGCGGTTACCGAAGTTGCACTTACGGATGCATTTATAGTCGCTCAAAGTGGTATTTCGAAGAAGATGACGATTGATCAAATTCGAACATTAGATGCTGTAACTATATCTGGTCTAGGTGATGAAGCTACCTACCAATGGCATCTAGCGATCGTAACTGATGACATTAACGGCCCTAGTGCTGATAATCGATCTATTGTTTATAGTGATGGCATAGACTGGCGTCGCATGTCAGATGGTACGATACTCGCTTTAAGACCCCCTACAATAGATTTAGTTATGTTAACAACTGCACCGGCAGTATCATGACCGCCATTAAAATATCAGATTTACCAGCTGTTGCAATACCAGATTTCAATGATGAGTTTGCTATTGTCGATATTTCAGCAGATGAAACAAAAAAAGTAACTTTAGGTATTATTAGAGCAAAACCAACATATTCATGGGCTAACCTACCTAATGCTGCCCTATATCAATGGCAATTGGTAGTAATATCCGATAATGTTAATACTCCCATCGCGTATAGTGATGGTACCAACTGGAGATATGCTAGTGATGGCAATTTGGTCAAAATGGAAGACATCCCACCTGCTGATATAGCGATTAATTTAACTGCTCCAACTGCTATTGTCGACAATCCAGTTAGTATACCTGCAGTTAGCCTATCATTAACTACAACAGCACCAACGGTGGTATGAATATGATTTTTGTAAGTGCGGGACATTATGAACGTAAACAAGGTGCAAGCTTTGATAATTTCACTGAGTGGAAGGAGGCTATGAAATGGCGGGATTTACTTGTTGATTTACTTGGTCAAGCATCCATAGCTGTTCCGCCAATATCATTAACTAGTAAAGTTACCTTTATAAATAATCATAACCCGGATGATGGTGATATTGCTGTTGAGATTCATTTTAATAGCGCTATCAACTCTCATGGCACTCACATCGGGGAGGGTAGCGAAACTTTATATTGTCCCGGTAGTTCCAAAGGTGAGATTATTGCCGAATATATACAGGAATCTATGCGCTACATTTGGCCACCATCTAGGGGTGTCAAACAGGGTTGGTACCAGATGAATCCTGCTAAAGGGCCAGATTATTTTTTAAGGGCTACTCATTGCCCAGCAATTATTGTGGAACCAGAATTTGTGCACCATGCGGATATGATTGAAGAGCGTAGATACGTCGGGTGTACGGCACTCGCTGCGGCACTCCTTGATATGCATGGTTGATATATCTCCGTCGCACGGGGAGGTACATCCCCGCCACTCTGAGATGTATATAGGTACATATATAGCTATTCCATAGGTTAATAAGAAGGAGGGCAGGGGACGAATTAATATCAGGGCCAAATTTAACTTAATATAGGAGATTGTTATGAAGTTTGATCAAAATCTATCCACCTTCTTATCTAGTAAAAGTAATTGGACAGGGATGACGGCGATAGTTGGTTCTATCAGTGCATATATTACTGGAACCATAGATGTTAACCTTATGTTACAAAGTATATTCGGTGGGCTGGCATTGATTTTTGTTAAAGATGCTGTAGCTAAAGCCGGTAAATAGTTGTATGACTTCACCACCCGGAACACCCTCCCCGCGTCCGGGTGGTGCTTTTTAAAGGAAATATTGATATGTTTGATTTTTTAGGTGATGCATTAGGAGCCATCATTTCAGGTGGCACCACCGGATTGCTTGGAGCTGGTATTAGTTTGTTTGGTGAAATTAAAAAGCAAAAATTAATCTTCGATCATGATGAAAAAATGGAAGGTTTAAAACAAGATAGTATGGAATTAGAAGCTAACCTTAAAATGGAATTAGCAAAGGTTGAGGGTGATGTTAAAATAAACCTATCAGAGATGCAAGCTTTCACACAGTCCCAATCTAATGATAAAGCTACCTATTCCGACCCCAGCAAACTTGGTACAGTTGGTAAATTTTTTATGATAATGGTTGATTTTTTTCGCGGTATGATTAGACCCAGTATGACCATTTACATGACCATATTAACTACTCTTATTTACACGCAATTAATGGAATTGGTCGGTGGTTTGGATGGTGTTATCGATAAAGATATGGCCTTAGCGCTGGTTCAACAAATTATCCTCGTAATCCTTTATATAACCAGTACTATTATCTTGTGGTGGTTCGGTACTAGGCAGAAGATAATATCAACTTGATAATATCTTTACTAATGCTTGGAAATCAATTTTCCCAGACCATATGTGGTCGCACTGCACAATTAATTCGCGTTTGGTTAACTGCCCAACCATTTGGGCTTGCTGCCAATCAAACAACATGAATTCATCTTTACCAACTCTTAAAAATAACCAACAATTCTGGTTGTATCTACCCCTGTTACGCAACCACCTCCTCTGCTCAGAAGTGTAATGATCAATACTGACTACCGTATTAACCATTTTGGGCCATTCGTGGAGATATTTCAATTCAATCCAACCACCACCACCACCGATGCCAAACGACACATCGGGTATACCCAGCGTTAATTTATCCTCATGACGTTGAACATGCCAGTACCCCTTCATCCCCTTCCGTAGGTAATCCCAAAATGTACTCTCATCCACGATGCAGATTCTCGAATTCGATTTGGCTGACATTGTTATTTTGAGCTAGATTTCCCAATAAATCTAAAATACTTAACCAATCATGGATCGGCCATTTAGCTTTGGCCACTTGGATATTTCTACCTAGAGTATTCACCAAGCACGATCGGACATAGGATGCATGGTCACCCATACCTTCAGTGCTAAGAAATACAATACCATCCATGATATCTGCTAATTTAACCACAGCCTCGATATAGGTTCCAGATATTGCATCTTTAGCATCACCATATACCTCATACATCTGGCGATCAAGGATATCAAATGGGTCTTCATTACATTTGCTTTTGATCATCTTCTTCATCGGTGTTGCAACATCACCGGTAATTACTTCTGGAACGTCATGGTTCAATGACCAGTTCATTAATTTGATTTTCTCATTATCAGGTAATGGACCTAGATTAATTAATTCTGCTATTTCCAGACTTAGCATAGTTACTAGATAAAGGTGCTCAGCCAGTGTTTGTTGTCGAGCGGTGCGAACAATTTGCCATCTGGTAACATGCCCGGTTCTTAAAATATCTTTAATTGTGATTTCCATTAACGCCCCCTCCCATCAGCCCATCTGTCTAATGTATGTAAAGCATCCTCAACCCTAGGTTCAATGTGATGCTCTCTGATATGTCGCATTTCATAATTTATACTTGCTAACACGCAAGCCTCCCTTAATTCAGATGGTGTAAATCGCGCAGACTCAATCATACCCTCAAGAGTGTGGACCAAATGATGATATTCGGGATCATTCATATACTTCTCTCTAGGTGATTTCATCGATCTAGACATTCTCTATTCCCCTTAATATCACAAATTCTATTTATAATAAGAAATCAGCATCATCTAAAACTATTATGTACTCTCAACCCGTTGAAATAGATGGCAGCTCCAATTATTAGCTAGCGCTTTAAATCGTTTTTGGGCGGCAAAGTGATCGGTGAATACTTCTGGTTTCATATCAGCATCATCAAAAACTATCATCCAATCTGGGGTTGGTAATTCCGCACACAACAAATCATTGGAGTCAATATGTTCCTTACCTGCTTTTGTTAGCGACCCGCTGCGTGTTTCTTCAACCATTCTTTCATCCATCATACACCCCCATACCTAATCAGGCACATCACATGGTCGCTGGCCAAGTTTCTCATAAATCAAGTCAAAGTGGCCTCGAACCACTATTCTCCTTAGTGCTGAGTACATCATCTGTGTTTCACATCTTTTGTTTCCTTCAAATGGTTTTTTGTTCCACCAATGGCAATTACTAGGGACACCATGTATCTTTTTTATTTGCTTTGGTAATATATAAAGCAGACCCCAGCCAGTGGGAAGATCATCAATTTTAATAACGTCTGGTGGGCACATATAAAATCGCCAGTCACCCATCCCAGTATCAGCCTTCCGCCTAAATTTTTTATTCTTGTCTGCGAGAAAATCTGAACGGGATGTTTTACATTCGATTAATATAGATAGCCCGTCACGCCAGCCAATTCCGTCTGGTTGCTCCCCATTATGTGTATTTGCCTTAAATTCATCACGAAACACTATACCACATCCTTGGCTCTTTAACCATTTCTCTGCTCTCAGTGTTAACTCTGTGTGTGTCATATTTTCATTGGTGCTTTTGGTTGTTCATCTGGAAATTCTATCTCCCAAGGATTGACTACTCCTATAAGATTACAGGCTTTAGATACCTTTTCAGTATTCCCGTCAGCTAATATGTATATAAGCTGGTAACATTCTTCCAATGCTTCGTGGGCGTCACCAAGATTCTCAATAAAATCCATGGTGAAAGTGCCATCGTCGTTTACGATATGATTTAATGATCCAGCCATTTCAAACCCCCCTTAATATTGGGGCCGGTCTCCCGGCCCCGCAACTTTACAACTTTGCTAAACGACCAGCTAGACTCTCTTTGGTCTTCACTGCCTTGTCAACGGCCTTCATAGCTACCTTAAGTTCCTTATTAGCAGCCGCTGCAACTTTACGTTTGGCCGTTGCTTCGGCCTTCAGTTCTTTGACTATTGCATTCGCTTCTTTAATCACAGATCGAAGATCTGCTTTTTTCTGCTTATTATCACTCATTTTCTTGCTCCTCTTTCTTTGGTTTAATGTGGTTCATAAATCCGGTTTCCGGGTTTCTTTCCCACTTTCGTTGGCGGTTAATTTCCATCTTTTCTAACACCGCCTTTTTTACATCAATGCCTTTAAGGTAAGCTATATCTAAGATTAAGATTACCAAATCAGCATATTCATGGGGATCACTTTGGTCTCGTAACCATTCAGGTATCTCCTCTAGAATTAGTTTTGTCGTTGCGTTAAATACCGTTCGATCAGGGAATATTTCATTGGCCCAAGAAGCAATTTGCTCCTGTAACATACCAATATCACCCTCCGCCAATATTTTATGATCCATATTTACCGCCTTCCGGTCGATCATCAAATTTATCCATTTTACGTAATTCTTGGGCGAGCAACATTAAAACACAACAAGCGGCATGGGCCAAGTGTGATCTATTACTTTCTTCATCAGGACCCTTTTTACGCCACCAAGCAATTAAATGGCCCACACCGGCACGGAATAAACGGCCAGCATTAATACCCAGCTCCCAATTACGATCACCATACTTTTCAGAACCCATGGTTAAGATTTGGGTAACTTCATCAATAGCGTCATATGGAATTAAATCATAACGGGGCTTGCCCTCATCAAACTTTAATCCTTGCTTTTTAGTTACCATTATTTTTGCTCCCTTATATCGTTAACTGTTGGCCCATAACCTAGATATACGACGCCATTACCACCTTGTTTTCTACATTGGCCATTAATGTCTCGAATTAGTTCTTCCCTACTGTCGGGATCGTCTATGTAGTTCATGAAATTTACGAATATTTCAGTAGGGCGGCACATTCG